TTCACTATCCCATACATTCAAAATATATCGTTTCTTGGCAGTCCAAATTCCACGGTCAGCAATATTTTCCCGCTTCATTTGCATTTTCTGGTCGTATGCATTCACATAGTCGGCCAGTTCTTGGTAAGAACTCTCAATATATTTTTCAAGTTCCACCGAAGCGACCTTATCAAGGAAAGACACAATGCTTTGAGTAGTTTTTTCTCTTCCCTTGAATACAGTTTCGACCACAGGACCCATATTAAGATAAATGGAATCAGTATCAGAAGCAATGACATAATCAACATCCTCTGTTTTAAGAAGTTTATTTAGATAAACATTCATCTTATTTTCGATCCAACGAATGGATACTTGACCACTCAGAGTGATTGCCTCAGCATTTTCTAGTTTGTAATAACGAAAATACTGATTGCCGATAGCACCATAAGCAGAGTTAAGAGAAATCTTTTTTGCCATTTGGATGTTGTTGCACCTTGCAATTTCCTTCTCTAACTCCTTTGTCTTGTTCTTTTCATACTGCTTCTTTGCTTCAATCATCTTCTTCTTGAAGATTACACGGTCCTGATACATCTTCTCCATCAGTTCTGGAAGCATACCTTTTACTCTGCGATAAAGTGCTCCATTAGCAGTCATAGTAAGATTTACCTTTTGTAAAGGTTCTAAATCTAACTCTTGTTTTAGGAGTTTATCTACATTTGCTTTATTAGAAAGTTCTCTTACTTTCTTAAGTGCCTCCAACTCTTCTTTAATTTCTTTAGAAGACATTTTACGAACATCTTTCCACATATTATTACTCATAGCGAATTTTCTTTCTGTTATTAAATCTTCCACAGTAAGAACATTTACCAATATCTCCTACCATATCTCTATCACAATAAGCACACCATATCATTCCATATTTTGCTTGTTTTGATTTTTCTCTATTTCTTGGTTGGTATTCTTCTTCGTAAGTCATTTTAAATAATTTTACTATGTTTTTTACGATTTTCACTCATCGTGATAATTTGTAAATTATCTTCGTGATGTTTTCCTCCTTTTGAAATTGGAATAATATGGTCTACTTCGTGAGGAATACCAGTTTCTTCAGTTAATCTTTTTGCTTCACAATATATTTCATTTATTTTTTGTTGGTTTGAAGTTTCATCAAAAGCATCTCTCATTCTACATCTTCTGCGAGCAGAAATAGAATTCAAAACTGCTCTTTTATGCTCTTCACCCAAATATCTAAATTTAGAAGAACAAGAATGAGAACAAAACCGAAGTTTCCATTTTTCACTTGTTGCTCTAAATCTACTTACAGTGAATGGAGAACCACAATTTTCACAAAAAAGAGTTTCTTTTCTTTCTTTATTTTTGTTCTCCAAATGTTTAGGTTTTTGCAACCCATATTTTTGTATTTTTTGCTTAATAAGTGGGTCAGAACAACCAAAAAATTCAGCACACTCTTTTCTACTTTTGTTATCAATAATATAAAGTTGTTTTAACTGTTCTTTTGTTATATTGAATTTTGGTTGCATTTAGTTTTATCCACACTTTATTATTTATAATGTGTGGATATTCTACAACATTTTTTCTAATTCCGCAATACGATTATTAATATCATCCATACTCACAAGAGTTTCGGGCGAAATTGAATATTGCATAATAAGGTGAGGATAAAGCGAATTTAGATCGAAATTCACAACCCAATCATACTTTCCCGGTTTTGGTTCTTTTACATATGCACCAGCATACTTTTCATTCTTCTGAGTCCTATTCCTTGGAGGAATAACAATACTCCTCTTCTTGAGATAATTATAGATGATATTATCCCACATACGAACTTGATAGAACACATCAGCATAGTTGACTTTAGCGTCGTATGCCATCGTCAAAGCAAGTTCAATCAGTTTCATCTTGTCTTCCAAACGGTCAACAAGTTCTACGTCAACGATGTTGTACTCAATAAACTTTTGCCACCCCTTGGTATAAAACTCCTTAAAAGTATCAAATTCAGAGTGGTCCAGTTTTTTCTGTCCCAACTCAACTTCGGCAATATAATCAAGACGATATGATTCCTGTGCTTTATATGTAAACTTTTTATAAAGATCGAGATAATCAAGTTGGGTTAAACCACCAACATCAAAAACAGTATTCTTACGTCCATTAATCACTATTTCACCTTCAGTTACGAGTCCCCAGTTGGAGAAACGCTTCATCAGTTTTTCACCAAGAACACGATTCAGTCTCTTACAGATATAAGGAATATCGTACAACTGAATGTTCCAACCAGTCACCACATCAGGAACATCAACCATCCAATAATTAATAAAATGACTGAGAAGTTCATATTCACTTGGGCAGTGATGATATGTTACGTTACTCTGTTTATTATCAAATGGTTTAACACCCCAAGTAATAATTTCTTTAGTCGTATAATCCTGAATTGTAATAGCAAGAATTTCTTCAGAGCAAGATTCTACATCAGGGAATCCTTGCTCCGAAGCAACCTCAATATCCAAAGTCACAAGTTTAATTTTGCTGATGTCAAACTTAATTTCATCTTCTGGATATTTTTCCGAAATATATTGGTAGATATATCTATCGTTACCAAAAATTTCAAATCCAGCAATCTCATCATATTTTTTATAAAACTCTCGGCAATCTTTAACTGTTCCCGGACTAATTGGTTCTACTGATTCTCCATTTAATGTCTTATACCTAGATTCTTTTTTAGTCTTTACATAAAGAGTTGGAAAAAACTCATCCCTCATTTCAAATCTTTTTCCATTTTCAACTCCACGCACCAAAAATTGATTACCAATCAATTGAACATTAGTATAAAACCTTTGCATCATTCTTTAATCAAGTCCTCGTATTTTTCGAGTAAAGTTGGAGTTGGATCTGCAAGAGTTAAAATCTTATCCGAACTCATCATAAATGTATTTTGTTTTGTATATCCGCATAGAAATGGATGAAGAGTTTTATCCTCATTGATGACAAATGGGTCTATTAGTTTGCAATCAGGTTCTCCAATATCAGAACCAACTTCTTCAATCTGACTAATAAGGACATTACTATTCATTAAAAATAATATTTTAATTATTTTTTCTGTAGATAAGTTTTGGGGCATTTTATCTCCATACCTGACGATATTTTAGCAATAAAAAAAGGAGGAGTCAAGTTTCTCCTCCAATTTCTCATTCTATTCGATACTTAACTTATAAGTAATCTTTACGTTTATGGTGTTCGGGAACAACTCTTCCTAAAGTAATTTTCAAAAGCCCATCCTCAAAATCAACTGATCTAACTTCCGTATCATCAGAGAGTGTCCAGGAACGTGTAAAACTCCGTTGAGCCAAACCCTTGTGCAGGTAGTTCGATTCCGCCTCTTTATCTTCCTTTTGACCTTCAACAAAAAGTTTTCCTTCTTGTGTATAGACATAGACTTCTTTCTTTTTAAATCCCGCAAGTGCAAGTTCAAGACGTGATTCTATATCACTAACTTGAATGAGATTGTATGGGGGGTAATTGGAAGTTGTTTCGTGCAAATTAAATAGACGATCAAAATATTCATCCATTCCAATACTATATTTATTAATTTTTTCCATCAGCGCAGGAAGATCTGCAGCAGTATAGCGTGCAAGGTTAGTCATTGTAGTAACTCCTTTTTTAAAGCGAGGTTTAATTGTATGATCCCAATATGGCGATCACTTATTATTTAACCATAAAACGAAAAAAAGAGGTATCAGTAAAACCGAACCTCTTTTTAGGGTGTTCCGACTTTTGTAGAGACCGCACGAAAGTCTCATACTTATTTATTCGTTTTCCACTACCTTTCCTTTTTTACCAATGTTGTATTTTTGTTCAAGAACCCAATCACCCTTATCCTTATAGGCAAGAACTTTAATTTGATTGAGAGGCGCAATATCAGTTACATTATCTTGTTTGACGACAGTAATAAGTCCCCAATCGGCAAGTAAGCGTACAATACGATTTCTACGCTGAACATCATTTACTGTAAGATTGGCGTGTTTACCATCTAGAGCAAATAGTTCTTTAAAGTGTACAATAAAATATCTACCTTGCTTATGAAGAATATGGCAAGATTGGTATAGTTTTTTCTCCTTTCTCGATGCAACTCCAATGCGAGTCAAGGTCTCGCGAACTTTCAGAAAATCATCAGGTTCATTAAGAATTACTTCTACCATTTGGTCCTGCGACCAGTCAACAGTAGGTTCTACCGTAGTAGTCATTTTTTTCCTCCAATATCAAGTCGTTTTTTAATAAAGTTAATTTGTTCTTTTGTCAGGATTTTCAGTGCTTGAGATGCTTTTGCATTACTATATCCATAGTATTGTTTTACACATTCCAAGTCTGTAACCTTATCCTTTTGGAGCCAGGGAGAAAATCTCTTCTTTTTCCTTAGACTATTTAGATAAAAAGAATATTGCATATCTTTGTCAAGATGGTGATGCATATTCATTTCGTTAGCGAACAAAATACAATCAATGTGCCCGGATAAGCAGCGGTTAATGATAAATGGAGGATACTCTTTAATATCTTCGGACAAATCCTCTTTAGTAAAATTAATTGAGTTCAACCAATCCTTCAATTCCATAATTAAATAGCAACAGTTCTTTACGTTGTTTTTGCTCTCTCATATATTCACCAACAGAACGCATCGTATAAGTGAGATCAAATTCAGCAGCGTTCCAGTTCTTAAAGCGATCTTTTACAAGTTGATCGGAGTTATAACTTACCAATTGATCCATATTATTAGCATCACAATCAGAAGCAAACTTGTCGTGATCAAATCCTTTATGCATTGATCCTTTGTTCCCATAGAGATTATCCTTAATGTCATAAGGAGGATCGAGGTACATAAAAGCACTCTTGTCTCCATCCATCAAGTAATCGTAGGAGTAATTAGTTATGCGCCAATTAGAGATTAGTTTAGAATATTCAGGAAGTTTTTCAATTCCACGAACACTAAAATTGGAGTTTGATGCCTGAGGGGAAAAGGAAGAACTTGCGGTAAGTCCACTAAAGGAGCACTTATTTACAATATAAAATCTAACTGCTCTCTCAAAATCTCCAGTATTAGGGTCTTCAAGAATAGTTTTTGAAATATTAAATAGTCCTCGCGCAGCATCTGGATTTGGACAAGTGCCTTTAAAATGAAGAAGATGATCTTTAAGTTCTGGACCAAACATCTGGAGTTGTTGCCAGAAGTTTACAAGAGGTTCATAAAGATCATTTACCCAAATTTTAATATTGGGATATTTTTTAGTAATGTGGATTGCTACAGAACCCCCACCCAAAAACGGTTCACGAAACTCATCATAGTTGCGAAGATCTGGGAAGTAAGGGTCCATTTTAGTTACTGCCCTACTCTTACCCCCAGGATACCTTAAACACGTTTTTAAACTTTTCATAAAATTAACTTCTTGTCTTCGGGGGTAATGAGTTTGCTTCCATAAATCTCATTGTATTTCTTATTTACTCCAGAATCAACTTCAGCAATATATACGATGTGATTTTTTGAGATGATAAGATCTGGGTTATCCCTATCAATTACACTTGCCCACGGGGCAAACCCAACATTTTGTCCAGTTGGAAGAACAACTAGACCATTTTTAATAGTAACTGTATTTTCATTTTCAGAAACAAGTTCTGCAATGACTTCTTCACCAGTTACAATACGAAATAGTTTTACATTAATCATTTAAACTCAACCTCACACATAATTTCTGTTAGTGCTGCCAATAGATTTATCTCTTGGTCAGCAACGAAACAACATTGGTATTGATACTTAGCAATAATAAGAACGGCAGCAGGGATAGACTGGGGTGCAAGAGCATCATAAAAGGCGTCATAAATCCTGCGAAGTAGAACAGGAGCATCGTTGTCAAGGTTGGAGACCACCCACTTACGAACTTCTGAAAAGTTTTTGTCTTTGAGATTTTTGATGAGTTCATTTACTGAAATGTCCGAAAAAGTTGCAAGAATTCCTGAATCAATTTTACCTCCAGTAGAGTACCTCTGGATCTCATTCAGAACACGCCTGAAATCGGGAAAGTGCTTTGTAACGAGTTCTGCAAGAACCTTTTGATCGTACTCAACCTTTTCCACACCCAGAATCGTTTGGAGACGCTTGAAGAATGCTCCCGCAAGTTGCTGCCTTTGTTTCCCTTTGATGGTGAAGTCAATGACTGCACATCGGGAATGAAGAGGTTCAATAATCTTGTTCTTGTAGTTACAGGTGAAAATGAATCGGCAGTTGTTATAAAATGCCTCAATATTCGCCCGTAGTAGGAGTTGAACATCGTTTCCTGTGTTATCAGCCTCATCGATGATGATGACTTTGTGTTTAGAAGATCCCGTAAGTGAGACGGTCGAAGCAAAGTTTTTTGCTTGGTTCCGTACAGTATCCAGGAAACGCCCTTCGTCGGATCCGTTGATGACATAATAATCTGCTCCTAGTTCATTGCATAATGCTTTTGCGATTGTAGTTTTACCAATACCAGGAGGTCCTGCGAGAAGAAGATTAGGGATCTCTCCCTTCTCAACAAACTCCTTAAAGGTTTTTTTAGTATCATCAGGAAGAATACAATCCTCAATTACTTGAGGACGATATTTTTCGCAGAATAGGAATTCACTTGTCATAATCAATTATACCCAGTTAGGTTTGCGTTCAGGAATACGAAGATAGTTATCGGCAACCCAAGGTTTGGATGCGATATATCTTTTGTATGCTTCAAATGTATCAATAGTGTCGTCAAACTTCCATTCCTCAGGCATAGCACGAGCAAATGGAGTCACCTCTGTAATCTTACCCTTGGGGAAAAGATAATATGCTTGAAGTAAAGTATTATAGCACGAATGTGGTTTTCCATAACGCAACTGAAACTCATCACAGAGGTTCATTCCGTGTTTGATTAACCAATAGGCATTATGAATACTTTCTCCTGCCCATTTAGTACAAGGATGATTTCTAAATGCACCTTTTTCAGTAGCATAAGGAGTTCCATCTTTTTTGTTAAGTGGTCCGTAGTTATGGTACCACCTTGATGCCACAATAGAAAGCATTTGGCAGCATTCGAGAGCCATTTTCGTTACGTGACGGTCAGGAAGCACAATTGCACTTTCTGCCGGAAATGGAGAAGTAACAAATATATTCAAAGTTAGTTCCTCAAAGTTTTGTAATAGTTTAAAAGTTGTTCTAACTCATCTATTGTAGCGTCTCTTTTTAGAATGTTTGTTCTTCTACTGACAAATGCTTTCATTCCAAAAACTGCATCAAATAGTGTATACCCCAGTCTAATGTCTGAGGTGGAATATCAGTGATGTTTTGTGCCAGTATTTCTTTTGCCTGTAGAAGTCTATCTTTGCCAACAGCATTTACAGTAGCACCAGAAGCATTCATAAACTCTTTATAGTCTTCTTCATTTCCATTCTTGAATCCACTAATGTAGAGTTCTCTAACTTCTCTACAAAGTTTTTCAGTTTCAGGCGCGAAAGTAATGGTTTCTTCCTTGAGAGGAATGGTCATCGTCTTCATACAAGACATACTAAACTTCATAGCCTTCCTTGTTTCATCAAGAGAAAGTTGGAATGGTTTATCGTCCCTAAATGCATATTGAATACATCCATTTGCACATTCCATTACCCGAAGAAGGGCAACCTTATCCTTTTCAGTATTGGATAGGTTACCAAAGAGTTCGTCCCAGTTTTTCATAATCAGAAGCAGAATTTTTTGAGGACGTATTTTACTTTCTCAGGTTTGTCTTCCATCCAGAAAGCTTCATATTCCATCTGACTGGAAGCAGTAGATATTTTAACAGAATTTTTAACATCCTGGAGTTTATTTTCGGGAAGGGGCATATCCTTTAATGAAATGTAAAAAGGTTTGTACCCCTTACACATATGAGCAATATGTGTTGCTTCATGATAAACAGTTTCATTTACATAATGACTTAAATCATAACCACCATCTTTAATATTTTTAGTACAAATAACTAACTTATCAAAATCAGCATACCCAAAAAAGTTTTTATCTCTACAGTATCCAATATTTTCTTTAACTGGATATCCCGCTTTAATTACATTATCAATAATATCATGACCAATGGGAGTCAGATAAAGAAAAAATTCCATCATTTAAAAGTGCTATCTGGTTCCAAAGCAATCCAGTAAGTGACATCAAAACCAGTATTTTTAAATCGTGACAGAAGTTTAGACGAAATCACAACCTCATAATTTCCAGGAAGAATCTTAATATTTTCCACTTTAAAGTTAAAAGTGAATACCTCATCGGTCTCACCAACAACCATAGAAAAATCGTTAGAAGTGTCGTTTTTCTTATCACGAACCACCAGTTTCACCACACCCGCTTCACCAACCACAGATAGATCGGGAAGTTGATAAACATTAGCAGCCTTAAGAAGTTTATCAAGTTCTTTTGTGTCAAGAACAAAACAAACATCTTCGGAAGGAAGAGAGATTGCTTTATCAGGAGGAGTAACGATTACATTCGGGTCTGCAAAGAAATACTTGGAGCGAGACCGACCTTCTTTGATAACTACATAACCATCATTTTGAAAATCAAGTTCTGCATTCTGGTGAAGGTTCAGACCATTCAGAAACTGATTAAGGTCATAGATACCAAAATCCTTGGGCAGTTCTTCTTCGATTGTTGCTTCTACAAGAATGTTTTTCATCACACTAATACTACGCAAGTGATTTCCTTTTTTAAACAGAATACTTTGATTAATAGAAGAAAAGTTCTTCAGAAGCGTAAGTGTTTTGTCAGAAAATTTCATTTTTTCCATATTGTAAATTTGTAAGTTTGGTTTGTTCCTCAATATTCTTCAACTATTATTATTTAAAAGAATATTATGTTTCATAATAATCAGCGAAATTCAGAGAGACCGTTATCTTTGCGGGAATAATGACCGTCAAAGTGAAGAAGAAGCATAGCATAATGGATGACTTTCAGAAGGTCACGTTTGTTGCGACCATCCTTATCACCGTAACGACTACCATACTTCAGAATGTTTGCCTGACAAAAACCAGGAGCAAGATCCTTTGCTGCCATCAGGTCAATAGTTTGGATGTCTTTGTATTCTTGATTATGACCGCAGTAGTGACTTCCGTAAGTGCTGGTCACATAATCCTCAATATCTTTGATGATTTTGTCTTCGTTGTATTTCCAAAGATGATTTTTTGTTTCAGTCATAGTAAATGATCAATCATAAAAAAGAGAAGGCACAATTACCTTCCCCAATCATAGCAAATTATCCATAATTAGTCAATACAAATTTTTGACTATTTTTGATTTATATCCTGGATAATATTTTTTTACCAAAAATGGAACTCCAAATCGAGTAGTACTACTTTTACATTCAATTAAAATTTCTTTTGTTTCTTCAATAACTATATGTTTTAATGGAAAAC